GTGGCGATTAGTGCAGAACAGGTGGGTCTATTATACCAATACCTAATACAATTGAGCAAAACCGATTATAAGGATGCTGAATTTATTCAGGCTACAGACCGACTCACCTACTCTGACAATTTTCAGAGCAAGTGAGTCCACCTTTTTCTAATTAAATAATATATTACATCATATTATACTTTTTACTTTATCAACAACATAATGAATTCCACACCTCAACTAGTAGACAATAGCATGAATTTTGACCCAATGTCTGATTCAACATCTATGCCAGAGCAAACACATGGAAAGTCTTTAACACCATCACAGGCGTTCGTGTGTAAGGTTACGCATCCGCCAACAACTGTTCCGGAATTTTCGGGACTTCCAACTCAGGATGCTAGAACACAGGTAGTTTATAACATGCGCAACATTGATGTGTTAAAAACACCTGTCACCTTTGACTATGGCACAGGCAAGTATGCGTCAAATTCGTGGGCAGATCATAACGACTATTCCATAATAGTCCCCACTGGTGCACGTATTAAATGGTTTGGGTGTTGTTACACTAATACAGCGGGAACAGGTTTGACCAACACTTATATTCAAGATGTTGGCAATGTTGGTGTGCAGGATAATTTTGAATTTCAAAATTGGTCTAATACTGTCAATCTTTACAGACCCTGCTACAAATCCATCACCATGTATCCAAATGTAACGGCCTTCAACAACCAAGGTATTGTGTCAGTACAACAATTCAATCCCAACATATTGTTTTCTGGTTCAATGTCCTCAATGTCATATGAACAACCTAAGTTGTTCAACATGGCATTGGATCACTTGTACAGTATTAAAGGTGATGATTTGTTTTTCACCAGCGAAACTCATAGCGATTTCCACCACGCACTCATCGAAAATTGGTTCAAAACACGTAAATTAAGATCTCGTGGTTTGAACCTTGATCCCAATAATTTTCTCCAGATTATAAACATGGGTAAAGTTGGTTACGAAAGTGACTCTGTATCACTTGTCCCGACACCATCTCAGATTGCACAAAACTCCATGCGATCATATCAGGATAAATTTATTAACGGAGCGTTCGTTGTCAGTCGTGTTAACACCTTATCACCAAAATGGATGTCCGGTTCTAACACCCAAATGTCTACCAAAGGATTGTATGAATGCTGGTCTTACACGATCGGTTCTGATGATTCCACTCATCTTGTACAACTCTCTGATTCGACATCTTCTGGAGCATCCTTAGCACCGGTAATGCTTGACACTTTATGGTCATCAGACATGACATGGCAGATCATCAGGGTGCAAGGTATCAGTCCTAACATGGTCACGCCATCTGCTAACAACAGTGCAACCGTTTCTCCTATTGCTATCAAACACTATTATGGTATTGAAGCACAGCCAGTATGGAATGGCCCATGGAACGGTATTGCACGCATGTCACCAAAACCATCTTTGTCAGAAATGCAGGCTTTAATGGATACTTTTTATGAAATGCCAGATGGTATGCCAGCAAAGTATAATGCACTAGGTGCATTCTTGCCCTTTCTTGCGTCCGCTTTGCCACACGCTCTCAGTTTCGTTAAAGACCTTATCACCAACAAGAAGTCAAAAACTGAAGGAACTGTCGCAATTCCCACTACCACCAAACGAGAAAGAGCTGCCACAAAACCCGTTTCTAACAACAGTGACAAGCAAACAGTTGCAAAATTGCGACAACAAATCGCATCTATGCAACTCAACAACCAACGTAGCAAC